GTCGGTCACTCCGACTTTGAGCTCAATGGCTCGCAGAAGGCATCCATGCGTTAAAGCAAAGGATGGAAAGGATGGGTAGAGACCCAGAGGTTGTCCCTTAGTCCAACGGACTGTTTCAGGATAATTTCGGTAATTTACTCTATTTTCCGGGTTTTCCTTATTAAAGCCACGTATCGATTCTGGTATGTACCATTTGCCTTTCGAGAGGACTTCAAATAATCGAATATCCTCTGTGTCCAATTTGTCCATCCAACGCAGAACCCTGATTTGCAAATCCAGGGGAAAATTGTTGGTAGCATCACTCAGATCCACACTATATACAGTTTTACCAGCTACAAGCTGGGCTTGGGCCCATACAGCGCCTTTCGCCTGATTATGCGTGCAATCCCATGGAAGCTTGTCTAGTAATCCCAACAGCTGACGGCCTAACGGCTTTAAGCTAAGTTGAAAAACTCGCCTTGGATTAGCGAGAAACCTGGCTTTGAAACCTGGTTCCTGGACGACAGAGATGCGTCCTACACAATCTCCATACTTCCCATTATCCTCCTCAATTCTTAGCAATCGTGGCGTCAAATTGCCCATAGCGTTAAGAATAATTCTCTCGAAGCTACTATCATCAAGGAGATCCCAAACCAGAGTACTTTTAAAATCGTCAAACAACACGTCGATTGACTCCGGCACTGTCCTCATATTACTGAGGGGCGCGTACTTAGTTTCAGACCATCCGTAGTGACTAAAGTCACTTTGGAAACGGTCCGGTACGTTTGGATTCAATTTCTCCACTACATACTTCAAGTACGGAATGTGCGGTAATGCTACACATGGTTCCGCCGTTACAGAATTGAAGAACTTCTCAAACTGGTTCGACGTCACATTAGGCGATACAAAGCCCGTGTAAATCAGAAGGGCATTAAACACCTTCCTAGATGGCTTCATGTTAAATAAGGGCCTAAAAGGTCCCTTGGGAATACCATCACGCATACCACACCATGATCCTGAAAATTCGTATGCCTTTCCTGTTAGATAATGAATATAACATAATTTCATCTCCTTCAATCTCGACA